TTAACCTTTATTAAGCACCTTCACTCTTGGACGTTAACGAATATAAAACTAGATAAAAAATTTCGTTCAGAACACACCCGCAAAGAACTAGAAGAAGCTGGCTTCGGATGGGTGTTCGATTGCCCAGGAATTGAAATTGAGGAGGTGGGGGAATAATGCCAAATTGGGCCGAAGGATCTCTTAAATTAAGAGGGAGAAGCGAAAATATTGCATCAGCATTGAAAGAAATGCTATTAAGCGACACTGTAACACTAAAAGATGAATATGATGGCACTCTACTTATATTCAACAGCACAGGTCCCTATTTTTACATCAATGGGACAAGACGAGCGTTTATTGATCAAAAACAAATAGAAGTTTGGCTTGAAGAAAAATTTTGTACCGTTGAACTGGATAATTTCAAGCAAGCGTGGAGTGCTATTCCAGAAAATTATCAAGAAATTTCAAGTAAGTTTGATGTTGATATTAAAATTTTTACGTTTGAGTGTGGCATAGAATTCACACAGGAAATTGAAATTTCCAAAGGTGAAATTATCAAAGATGTTTGTTATGAATATGTTGATTATCAATGGGAAGTTCCATTCAGCAATTTAGGAGGATAAAATGACAGAAGAAATTAAAATACTTGACGCTTGTTGCGGTAGTCGGATGTTTTGGTTTGATAAAAATGAAAGCCATACAACTTTCATGGATATCAGAAAAGAAAACTTTGAAATACACGGTAAAAAAGTCAACGTACATCCTGATGTTATCGGCGATTTTCGTGCTATGCCATTTGAAAATAATACTTTTAATCTAGTTGTTTTTGATCCNCCTCATTTAAAATGGGCTGGACCTAATTCGATAATGAAAGCCCAGTATGGCCAACTTGAAAAAGAAACTTGGTCTGAAGATTTGGCTAAAGGTTTTGAAGAGTGCATGCGAGTCTTAAAAGTAGGGGGAACGTTAATTTTTAAGTGGTCAGATTGCCAGGTGAATGTAAAAGAGGTGCTAAAAGTCATTCCATTTAAACCTTTGTTTGGACAACAAAGAGGAACAACCCACTGGATGACGTTCGTAAAGTTTGAGGAGGTGGAATAAATGGGAGAACTTATGTATTGGGTGATGTTCTTAGCTTGTGTGTCAGTCCTGGTAATGGCGACATTTGTAATGCTTTATCAGCGTCAAATTAATATTGATTTAAGAAGTAAATATAATGATTTAGTGCGAGAACTAAACAATAGTTTCGGTTGGGAAGAATGGAATTGGGCGAATAATTTCAGAGAGTATGCTCGAAAAGTTGATTCCCTAGAAAATTTTAGGATGGATATTGAACGGCTTGAAATTATCAAGAAAGCATTAGACGCCCAAAAGCTAGAAGAATTACAAAAACGTAAAGAGCTAGTTGAACGTGAAATCAAAAAGCTTGAAAGTTGAGGAGGTGGAAGAATGAATAAAAGGGAAATTGTGACAAAGTATGAGAATACTATTTATGCGATTATCGCAACTGATGAAGTTTTGAAAGACTTGAAGCAACTAGACGAACCAAAAGAAAAAGTCACGCTTCCCCGGCCAGTGGCAAACTGGATCTCTTGCGTGAGAGGCCGGAACAAGACTTTACATTTTGCACTAGAAAACGCACCAGAAGAAGTGAATCTATGGTTTTGTGAAGATGAAAAGAATCGGCAAAATATCTTTGCTGACGCTTGGGTGAATGGTTATCATATCGAGAAAGAAAAACGATATATCGTAGCGGTTAAGAATATCGATAAAAATTGCAAATATCTTAAATGGAACGTTTTACAGAAATATTGGTATATCGGCAATGACAATAACACGTTAGATCTTCGCTCACATCACACAATGGAAAAGCTGCAAAAAGGCGGGTTCGGTGATGTGTTCACAAATCCACTCTTTGAAGTTGAGGAGGTAGATTAATGGGATTTATTAGTTGGTTAACTTTATTATTAATAGCTTTGAAATTGTTAGGTGTAATCTCTTGGAGCTGGTTCTATGTCTTTCTGCCTGCAATAGCTGATCTAGTAATTTCTATTTTGATTTTAATGGTAGTTAAAATGATATGGAATAAGTAGGGTTTGTTGTGTGAGAGCGAGGAAAAAAATGGCTACTGAAAAAAGAACATCAGACATAACTGTGGCACTTTATGAATGGAATAAGTTAACAACAAGGAATATGGCTGAAGATGAAAAGGAATATTTTAATGGTGGCATTGAATTTATTTGGGAAGGCAAAACTCCAGAAATTGATGAAGAAGTCCTTGTCTATAATCCAAGCACACAAAAGATATACACTGATATATGGGTTGATTATGGGGAAGGAATTGGTTTTGAGGACACTGATGAAGACACAGTATTTTGGATGAGTTATCCGAAACCACCAAAGGAGATGGAAGAATGAATAAACAAGAGTTGATTGAACGGATAAAATGTTTAAAGAATCTTTTCGGTAACAAGGCAGAATATATTGAGATAGACGCAGCAATTGAACTTATTGAACAACTAGACGAACCGCAGAAGACGGTAGTACCGCAGTTTGTGGCGGATTGGATTGAGACGTGCAAAGAAAATAATATAATTTCATTGTCTGGCGCTTTTGAATATGCAAAAGAAGAAGTTGATACATGGTTATCAGATTGGAAAAATCAAGAAATATTCGCCAGTGCTTGGATTTTTGGCTACGAGGTCGAGAAAGAGAAGCGGTATTATGTAAGGTTTAAATGGATTGAAGAATCATATAGTTACTTAACCTTGATTAAGCACCTAAACACTTGGACGTTATCGTCAATAAAACTAGATAAAAAATTTCGTACAGAACACACAAAAAAACAGCTCGAAGAAGCCGGGTTTGGTTGGGTGTTTGATTGTGAAGGAATTGAATTAGAGGAGGTGCAAGATGATTCCAAAGTTTAGAGCATGGCATAATGAACTTGGTAGAATGATGTTAGTAAAGGCTATGCTTTTCTTTGCTAATGAGCTTGAAGAACTTGAATTGAATGATTCAATTATGAATGATAATATTCCAGTTTATCCTGACGAAATTAAACTCATGCAGTCAACAGGCTTGCATGATAAGAACGGCAAAGAAGTCTTTGTCGGAGATATTATAAAATGTACCAGAGGTTGTCCTCATGAAGTATACCTAGAAAAAGAATATGGTGGCACTTACGTAGGAGGCATGCCGGCTATATATCTAAAAGGAATTAAAGAAGGATATGCGTGGACTGGGGCCGAAGAAATCCTCGGCAACATTTACGAAAATCCAGAACTTTTGGAGGTAACAGAATGAAACGACCAAACAAATACCCATATACACGAAGTCAGTGGGAAGAGACAACGACAGCAGTTTATTCGTATAACAACGGAGAATATGAACTGTTTAGAGGTCTTGAAAACAAATTCACGGGAGAAAGAGTAGAGGTGAAATAATGGAAGAGATTATCATGGCTTCATTGCCTAATAAAGAATTAAATCGTTTGATTAAAATTGAAATTGCTGTTGAGACTTTAATTGAGAATGGAGTTCTTGACGAAGATGTATTTAACCAGTATTTGAATGAAGCATAAGAGGAAGAGGTAGAAATATGATAAAAAAATTATTGATCACAGTTTTTGTTTGTTTGTCTTTTATAACACTATCAGGGTGTGGAAATAAAGATATTATTGGAACAACTTTTACTTTCAAATACGCAAAAATCAGACTAGCTGACGGACGAATTGTCGAAGGTGAAGTGAAGCAATGGGCGAAATATGACGAACAAGATAGTATTCGTGTGACTTTTGAAAATGGCGAGGTATATTACACTCACTCAAGCAATGTAACACTGTATAACAAATAGATGGGAATTAACATGGACTTACAAAATTTTATCTATCTTCTACTCGCCATAGTCTGGCTGTCTGGCTTGATCTGGGCCAGTGTGATAGCGTTTAAAAACAGAAAGGAGAAATGATGAGTTTGGATAATGTACATATACCAATGCGAGCGAATAGAATTCTATCTATTGCCCAAATAAATGGCAAGCTAGAGATAGCTATACTTGGGGAAGAGTTTTTTGAAACAGATTCATACTTTGAAGATCTGCACGATGCAGTGCTGCCATTTGACAATATAAGAGATTTAAAGCGTATTATTGATCATATCATCGATGTGGAGGACAATAAATGAGGGTATATGTTGTTAGGAAATACCATGGACGCTCAAGTTGGAGCGTTCCTAAACACTTAGCAAAGTATACAGAGAAAGAATTCCATGCTAGATCCGAGGCACTTGCTTATCGTGAAAGTTTAGGATTGAATGGAATTATAGAAGTATACTGCAGGGAGGATAGTAAATGAATCTAAGAAGTCGGTTTGGGTATTTAATTTTGGCTTTGCAACAGTATCCGTTTGAAAAAGAAATCAAGGAACGAATTGAAGAAATCGAAGTGCCTTGGAAACCAACCGATCCAAATACAGGGATCAAAAGTAATAAGGTAATGACACCGAAAGCCCTGGCCGATATTATCAAAAAAGAATCGGATCCAGAACTACATCGTCTCGAATTGCTTCGAGAGGCAATCAGCACTATCAAAATTCTAACACCCGAAAAACAATGGGCTGCAATCAAAGAAGTATACATTGATGGAACTCTAACTGTGGAAGGAGCATCAATCAAATACTTGCACTGTAGTAAGTCTCTTGCCTACAAGGAAGTGATCGAGCCATTCTTTAGTGGGCTTGAAAAGAAAATCTACGAACTATCTGCGAATACTAAGATTAATATTAATTTGGAAAAAAGTTAAAAATACAGCCGAAAGTGTGGAAAAAAATTAAAAATAAGGTGGTAAAATTATATCATCGGGTAAAACCGAACAGATGGATCCTTATGAAACGGGTTAGGAGTTAGCTCAGTCGGTAGAGCGGTCGGGTTATGACCGGCGTGTCACAGGTTCGAATCCTGTACTCCTAATATCAGCAAGTCAGCAATGCTGGCTTTTTTTATTTTAACGTGAAGGGAGGTGACACTATGAACATTGTGGATCCAATCAGAGATAAGGATGACATCCAAGCGATGAAGGAATATCTACGAGAATGGAATGAGCGAAACTACTTGCTCTTTTTATTTGGCATTAATTCTGGATTGCGAGTGGGCGACATTCTTCGAATACGAGTAAAGGATGTGCAAGGTTGGTATATCAAAATCAAAGAGCAGAAGACTGGAAAAAGGAAGCAGCTCAAGATGACAAAGAATCTGAAAAAAGAAGTCAGAGAGTACACAAAGGATATGCCACTGCATCATTATCTGTTTCAAAGTCGCATCGGAAAAAACAAACCGCTTGACAGACGGACAGTTGATTGGATATTGAAAACCGCAGCTATCGAGTGTGGAATTGAAAACATTGGCACCCACTCGATGAGAAAAACATTTGGGTATCACTATTACAAAAAGACCAAAGACGTGGCAATGCTCATGGATCTATTTAATCATTCATCTCCTGCGATCACGCTGAGGTATATTGGAATTAGACAAGATCAACGAGATAAAGCCATGTCTAATTTTGATTTATAGTTATCAATTGGACACAACGAGTAAAACGCTAATTAGTTTTATTAATTGCCTGCTATTCATTTATTTTACTGGCTTTTTAATGCTGGGGCGAATCAGACAGAATATAAGATATGTCTAATTCAAGAGAGAAAAACAACATAGTTTTCAGAAATAATATAATGAATTTCAGAAATAGATAATTGAAAGTATGAAATGTTACAGAGGATTTAAGAATTGAAAGTAGATGTTTCGACAAGAGAAAGTCGCAGAGAGTTTTATCTTTCAAGATCATGGAGACAACTGAGACTCGAAGCAATGAGTAGAGATCATTTTGAATGTGTCTGGTGTCGAGATGAGGGAAAGGTAACGACAGATAACCTCGAAGTCGATCACATCAAAGAGCTAGAATATTATCCAGAGTTCGCTCTAGATATCGACAACCTTCGTACTTTGTGCAAGGAGTGTCACAATAAGCGACATCATCGCTTTCAATTTCGCAAATCATCCAAGTTGCAAAACAAAAATTTTCGTTCTGACGAATGGTGGGGATGAAAATTTAAAATTTTAAAAAATTCAAAGACCCCCCGGTCGAAAAAAATCGAAAAAAATCGGTCTCTGGGAACCGGTGGGAGGGGTCGATTGTCCAAATGCAAAGCACTATTTTTTAAGGGGGAGGGGGCTCATGGAAGAATACTCAGAAAAAAATATAAAAGAATTGGAAAACCAGTTACTTTCCAAAATCGGCAATTTCAGCACACGAAAGAAAGATGCAATTCAGTACGAGAAAGTTCATCGCTATCTCTACCTGGTCCGTCTACTTTATGAGTTGAAAGAACGACTCAAACAAGATGGATTAGTTATCACAGTTCACAATGGCCAGCAAAGATTCCAAAAAGCGAACTCGTTGATCAAAGAAATCAATACGACCAGCAATCAGCTACTAGCTATTGAACGATCATTTGACTTTGAGGTTGAAAATTCACCAGTCGAGAAGAAACCACCATCAGACGGAAGTGATCTATTGTGATTTCTCATCCTCTGATTGATGAATACATTGAACTTGCTGAATCTGGAAAAATCAAAGTCAACAAAGAACGCTCACTGCTATTCAAAATCATCAAAGAAAAGATATATCCAAGGGATGATCTTTATTTTCACAATGAATTGATTGAAAAATATATTCAGTTCACTGAAAAGAATTTCTTTCCACTTGCTAAATATCAAAAATTCTTGACACCGTTCATCTTTCTTTTTAGGAAAGAGGACGGTGAACCTCAGTTTGATGAATTTCTTCTCACTTTGGCCCGTGGGGGTGGTAAGAATGGTTTTATGTCTAGTCGAGATGCGTTTTTTATCAGCCCACTGTATCCCATCCGAGATTATGATGTGACGATCACAGCCAATTCGGAGAAACAGGGGAAAGTATCTTTTGAAGAGGTTTATGAAACTGTCCAGCGAAGAGGATTGGAAGACCATTTTTATTTAACAAAGATGTCTATTACAGGCCGAGGGAACAACTCGGTCTTTTCTTATCGAACCAACAATCCAAAGACAATGGACTCGGCCCGTGATGGCTGCCTTGAATTCGATGAAATTCACCAGTTTGAAAATGACTCTGCTGTTAAAATCCAGCGATCAGGACTTGGTAAGATTGCCCATGCTCGCACCTTTTACAACGGTACAAATGGACACGTTCGTGAAGGGTTTTACGACAAGATGATTGAAAAATCTATGAAGATCTTGAATGGCGAACTTGACGAGTTCCGCTTTTTCCCTTTTATCTGCAAGTTAGATGATCCGGAAGAAGTAGATGATATGAGCAACTGGCCAAAAGCGAATCCTATGCTTGATGAAACAACTCCTTATGCCAAACGTCTACTGGCTAGAACGAAAGCTGACTATGATGATTTGGGATTGGAACCATCAGGCAGACAGGAATTTATGACCAAGCGGATGAATCTGCCAGAAGCCGACATCGAAAAAGATGTCACCACTCGTGAAAAGTTAATGGCTGCATTGCGAAGCCCTGGCATAGATCTCTCAGGAAGATCTTGTGTTGCTGGTTTTGACTACGCAAGCATCAGAGACTTTGCCAGCGTTGGTCTGCTCTTTAAAAACGGTGATGAGTTTATCTGGAAGCAACACAGTTTTGCCAGAAAGCAATTTTTGGATATGTTTAAAATCAAGGCTCCAATCCGTGAATGGCATGAGCAAGGGCTCTTCACTATCGTAGACGGTCCAAGTATAGATCCAAGATTACTGGTTGATAAATTGATTCAGTGGCGCAAACTGTACAATATCGAAATTGTCTGTGCCGATGGATTTAGAATGGACTTGCTGAAACCATTGCTGGAAGAAGCTGATTTTGAGTATGAATTCTTGCGAAATCCAGGAGCGATACAGTCGAAGGTGGCTCCAATCATTGAAGATGGATTCGCAAACGAAAGATTCATTTTTGAAAACGACAAATCAATGCTCTGGTATACCGATAATACCTTTGTCAAAGAAGACAAAGACGGGAACAAGAGATTTTTGAAAAAGGAACCGTTGAGACGAAAGACTGACGGCTTCCATGCCTTTATTGCTGCTCTCTACAAGAGAGAAATCATTAAAGAAAGTACTGTTGGAGACTTTCTTGATGTGATCGAAGATTGGGAATTTTAGAAAGGACAACAAAATGAACAAACGAATGAAGAAGAAACAACAACTTGAACAAAAGATTCAAGGGCTTGAATGCGAGCTTGCTGTAGTGAGCAAAGAAAACATGGAATTGCTGAACAAGATTGGTTCAATCACTGCTGAATTGAATACTCTGAGCCAGTCCGTGAAGCGACATGAAGATATTTGCGGTCAAAATGTTTTACAAACAAATAAAGAGTTTGAATCAATCAAGAAGGAATTAAAACGCTCTAAAAAATCTTTCTTCAAACGGTAAAAGAAAGATCCGGGTGGGTGGCAGGCATAAAAATTTAGAAAGGAGGAGGTGCCTTGGGATGGCTAAATTTATTCAAGCGAGAAGTTCCGGAACCAAGTTTTGAATTTGATGAGCTGGAGCGGATCTTTGGAAATCTGCAACTAAAGAGCTTGTCAATTGACAAGGCTGCTGAGTTTGTGGCCCGCATCTTTGCGAGATCTGAGTTTAAATTCATCGATAATGGGAAAAAGAAGGCTACTGATTGGGATTATCTGCTAAATGTAAGGCCCAATAAGAATGAATCAGCTTCTGAGTTTTGGCAAAAGGCTGTTTATCGCTTGTTGACCAAGAATGAAGTACTGATTTTCTTGACGAATGATGATCAGTTATTGATTGCTGACTCGTATATTCGACAGAAATATGCTGTATTTGATGACACTTTCACATCTGTGAGTTGTCAAGACTATACTTTCCAGAAACCATTCAAAATGAATGAAGTTATTTTCTTGCAATATAACAACAATCGTCTTCAAGAGTATTTTACTCAACTCTTCAATGATTATGAAAAACTACACACTCGACTGGTTGAAGCACTTGCACGAAATAATCAAATTCGTGGAGTACTCAGCACTAGAACGAATGCAAGTTTTGACGAATCAAAACGTGAAAAGATGCAACGATATGCAGACGGTCTCTTTAAATCATTTACGACCAAGACAGTAGCAATTGTCCCAGCTCAAGAAGGAATGGAATACTCAGAGCTGACCAATACTACAGGTACATCGAATTTGTCTGTAGATGAGTTAAAAAAACTTCGTAGGCAATTCGATGATGAGGTGGCAGACATCTTAGGAATTCCCACTGCGCTGATGCATGGGGACATGGCTAACCTGGAAAATAGTCAGAAGATGTTTAACAGCTATTGCTACCAGTCGCTTGTAAAGAAAATGAGTGATGGTCTGAATTTTGCTTTGCTAAGCAAAAGCGAGTACAAAGACAATAAGCGCCTTGTCATTGTCGGTGAAGGGCAAAGAGATAAATTCTCGCTTGCTCAAAGTATTGACAAGCTGATTTCTTCCGGTTCCATGCTTATCAATGAGGTCCGTGAGGAACTTGGCCTTGAAGCTGTACCGTGGGGCGACAAGCCTCTGATCACTAAGAACTATCAACTTGGTGAGGATGTAGAGAAGGGAGGTGAGAAAGAAGATGAAAGTGATTCCGATTAAAGGAACAATCGTGCCAAACGATGATGTTTGGCTTTATGATTGGTTTGGTTGGGACTGTACCGCTCCTAAAAATGTAGTTTTACCGGAAACTGGTGAGGACATCGAAGTTCACATCAATTCAGGGGGAGGAGATGTATATGCAGGTAGCGAAATCTATACTGCATTACGGTCCTACTCAGGAAAAGTAGTTGTTAAAATCGTAGGCATTGCTGCAAGCGCAGCAAGCGTCATTGCTATGGCTGGTGATGTCGTAGAAATTAGCCCTACTGCTCAAATCATGATTCACAACGTGTCATCACGAGTTGACGGAGACCACAATACTCTACTTCATGAAGCTGGAGTGCTTGAAGGTTTCAATAAGTCAATCGCAAATGCTTATGTTGATAAAACTGGAAAAGCAATGGACGATTTATTGGATCTTATGAACAAGACTACCTGGTTCGATGCTGAATCAGCAGTAAATCAAGGATTTGCCGATAGAATCATGTTTGCTGGAGAAATTGCTCCTGCATTTGCTGCAAGTGAAACTCCAATGATCCCACATGATTTTATTGACAAAATGAAGTCAGCAATGACCCCTGATGTTGATAAAATTGCTGAGCTGGTAGCTAATAAGCTGGAAGCTCGACAGATTGCAGAAGAGACTTTTGAAAATAGTGAATTTGTAAAGAAAAGATTCACCCTACCAGAAAGTCCAGAAAATAACACAAACGAGGCTGTACTGAAAGGGTTCAGTCTTTTTGCATTTTAGAAAGGAAAAATACAATGACAATGAAATTATCTAACAAATTCAACGAAATTCGTCAGAACTTCTTGAACGCTGTATCAAATGGCGCACCTCAAGAAGAACAGGCGAAGCTCTACAATGAAATGATCGAGTCGATGACTAACGAAATGATGGAGCAAGCTCGTCATGCTGCTCATGAGGAAGTTTCAGCAATGAATCCTTATGATGCTAAATTGACTGCGGAAGCTCGTGAATTCTTCAACGACATCGACAAAACTGCCCCTGTAGGAGTAGAAAAACTCTTTCCACAAGAAACAATTGACCGTATCTTTGATGATATGGTAAAATCTCGCCCGCTCTTGCAACATATTGGCTTGCGCAATGCTGGCATCCGCCTTAAATTCCTCAAATCAACTCAGACCGGAACAGCTCTTTGGGGCAAGATCAACGGAGAAATTCAAGGCCAATTGAAACAAGCCTTCAACGAAGAAGAAGCAATCCAAAACAAATTGACTGCATTTGTAGTCATTCCTAAAGATTCTGAAAAATTCGGCCCTGCTTGGTTGCAATCATTCGTATCCACTCAAATCACAGAAGCCTTCGCTGCTGCTTTGGAAGCTGCTTTCTTGAACGGTGACGGAGACGGAAAGCCCATCGGTCTTTCTCGTACCCTCACTGGAACTGCAGCTGGCAATAAAACAACTTTTGCAGAAAAAGAGGCCCAAACTGCGAACCTTACATTTGCTGACTCTGCAACAGTTGTCAAAGAATTGACTGCGGTGTACAAACATCACTCTGTTAAGTCTAACGGTGACCCAGTGGCGGTTGAAGGAAATGTTGTTATGGTAGTCAATCCAGCGGATGCGTGGGATGTCAAGAAACAATACACTTCCTTGAACGCTCAAGGAACGTATGTGACTGCAATGCCGTACAACTTGATCTTGGTTGAATCAGTTGCTCAAACCGCTGGTAAAGTGACTACATTCGTCAAAGGTCGCTACGATGCGTTCGTAGGTGGTGGAATCGAGTTTGGTCGTTTCACAGAGACTTACGCTCTCGAAGACTTGAACCTCTATACTGCTAAGCAATTTGCTTACGGTAAGGCTCACGATGAAAAGACTGCTGCTGTCTGGGTATTGAAAATTAAATAATAGGTGGTGACACCGAATGGAAGAAACAAAACAACTTCATCCGCTTCTAGGAACATTCAAGGAGCGGATGAAAATCTTTCATGATGCCGAAGACGGGAATCTTTCAAGGATGTTAGTTTCATCCGAAAAAGCAATTCTCGACTTAACAGGAGCTTTTGATTTGTCAGATTCTCGCACTGAAGAGCTTGTTTTGGAACGTGCAAGATATCTGTACAATGATCAGGTCGAGTTTTTCTTTGCAAATTTTCAGGGAGAACTCCTTGAGTTATCACTTCAAAACCACCCAATAGGAGGAAAAGAGTGCTAGAAACAATCCAAGATTTCTTTGACTTAAAAGAAAATGTTGTCCGACACGTTGGAGACATTTTTGAAGTTGATGATGATCGAAAAAACGAATTGATGAAGAAATTACCTGATTTTGTGAAAGAATACGATTTAGTAGCTTCGGACAATCCAAACGAAGATGTAGTTGTGGAAGATGAATAAGCCTGAGTTTAAATACAAGAAACCAGAAACCAATACAAGTGAATTAAGAACTCCTGTGGAGTTTTATAACTCAAAAGTACTTGAAGGGTTAGATGGCAGGGATGTGAGTTTTGAAAAAGTATTTTATACATTCGCAAAAGTCTACTCACCTAGTTTAAAGGATATCGAAATTTCAACAGGAAAATCAATGACTGCAAAGATGACCTTAAAAATAAGAGATCCTTTAACAAGCTATCAACCTGATAATAAGCATTTCGTACAAGTGAATGATCACCGATTGAAAAATAAAAAATGGCAGATCATTGACGTTCGTCCCGATTATGACAACCGTGATTATTTAATTGTTGTTATTGGTGGATCAAATGACTAGCGGTGCTACATTGAGAGGCTTCGATGAAGTCATCCGGAATTTAGAAGCAAAGCTTGGCGATGCGAAAGTGAGAAGATCTGCAAATAGAGCCTTGAAAGGCGCAGCAACTGAAACACTCGAAGACTTTCAAGTCGCTCTAGAAGTTTTTAGAAAGACCGGAGAAACAATTGAAAGCGCAACAGTCGGAAATGTAACGGGTGCTTTCGAAGGAGTGCCAATGGTTAAGCTCGGTTTTGGTGCTGGCTCACGTTGGCGACTGGAACATTTGAACGAATTTGGATATGCCAAAAAGGCTCATCCAAGAGGATTCGGTGTTATCCGAAGATTTTCAGAAGCCAATAAAGAAAAATTTAAATATCGGTTAGCAACTAAATTGAAAGGAGAAGGACTTGGATGATTAAAGACAAGATATCAGAAATATATGATGCTCTGATGAGCGATGAGGAACTTTCTAAGATCACTATCAAATCATTTGAGCGTCCTGAAACCTTACCAACAGATCAGACGAGTATTGTTATTATCCCACTAGGGCCACCTATCCAAAGTGACCAGGGAAGTAATACGAGCTTTTCAAAAACATTTCTTTATCAAATCAACGTTGAATCGATTAACCGAATTGAATGCAAAAAATTGCAAGGGTTAGTCGAAAAGGTGATGGAATCGCAAGGATTCTACCAAATCGCTGGGGGTCTAGATGAATGGATCCCTGAAATCAAACGCTATGCAGATGCCAGAACTTACAAAGGGAAGAGCAAGCTGTATGACGATTATTAGAAAGGAAATTTAATATGACACAACAAAAACAAGGTACAGCGACAGTCGGTTTTAAAAGTTTGACAGTTCGCATTTTGGATGGGAATCAAACCCCAACAGAAGGAGAAAACCTCTTTATCATCCAGGGTAAAAAAGGAGAAGGTGCGACTCAAACCGCTAAGATCTCTGGTCTTGCAGTTGACCCTACAAAAACATTTGGAAGCAACATCGCTTACCATGTAAACAACCGTGGAGTAGGAGATGTCAAGGTAGAGCTTGGGCTTTTGGACATCCCAGTAGCGCTTTACATTAAAGCTCTCGGCTATGAAAACGATGATGACATCCTTGACTTTGGGGCTGACACAGTTTCAAAAGATGTTGCGATCTTGCTCGAATCAAATACCGCAGATGGTGGTGGAGCTTACTACGGTTTCTACAAAGGGAATCTTTCAATGGACGCAATCGATCTTAACACGATCAAAGATAAAGCTGATGAGCTTGCTACTACAGATGTATCATTCGCTGCAGGCGCAAGCACTGATGAGCAAACCAAGAACAAGTACGGTACAATGTACTTTGGTAGCGATGAAGCAAAAATCAAGAAATTGAAAGCAAAACTCGGTATGGCAGCAGCAGGATAATAATTGGGGCATTCAGCCCCTTTATTTATCTTTATATCGTTGTAAACCTTTACAATTATTGATATAATAAGTTGTGGAGGTTTTGTTATGAAAAATAAGAAAAATACAGTTTTAATAACATTAACAATTATGATCACTCTAGTTTCCATTGTACTTGCTATTATGCTCGTAAATTCCAACAATCAACTTTCTAAGACACACAAGGAATTAGAGAGCGTAAAGGAAGAGAAGGACAGAGCTGTCATGGTAAAAGATAAGCTCTCTACATACGTATCAAACGTAGATCACGATTTATTTCTGGAAGCAAATGATTTCGTTCTTGGAATGAATTCATTGACTAGCTACAAATTTGGGGACGGAGTTCTTTTCGACAAAACTCAAATCACAATCAACGAACCAAAAAAGCAAACGTCTGGCATGCTGGCTATGGAACATGATTCAAACAGCTTTATACCAGTCACAGTAACGCTAGCCATTACAAACAATGATTCTTCGAACATTGAAATCAATCCAGGTAAAATACTTGTAAGTGATGATAAAGGGAATTATCTTGCATACGATTCTGTAATCACTAATGACGACACTGTTGCAGTCCAATCTAAAAAAAGTGTTGTGATTAGAGCTGGAGGAAAGGCAACTATCGCAATAGTCTATGCAATGAACAAAGATAATTCCAATAATGATGTTAATAAAATTGAATTTTTAAATAAAATTTGGACAAAATGAAATAAGCACCATTCGGTGCTTTTTTAATTATAGAAAGGCAAACAATGTCAAAAATTACATTTACCATGAAGAATGATGCTGGAGAAGATGTACTATACTCTAGTAAAGAAATTACTACTCGTGATTATCGTGATTACCTTGTACTAAACGACTCACTCACATCAGATAAGACAGAAGTTGAAAAATTGGATCAACAATTAGGCTTCATTGCGTCACTATTTGAAAATGTGACAGTAGAGCAATTGCTAGAACATACTGATTTCGCAAAAATCATTGAAGTGTTCACTGAAATCTATGCTCATCTTGTGGGTGATGTAGACCCAAAGGGGAAAAAATAGATCCTAAAAACGCATTAAAACGTTTCTACAAATTCGTTAAGGAAGTTGCTGATGGACCATATAACATGAATGTCCATGATGTGATGGAATTAAGCTGGGAAGATCTGATCGGAATTATTGATCTTGATAAAGATCAAACCGAAAATGCGTCTTTAGATCTGGCTGACATTTTTGGAGAAATGGAAGCATAAAGCCTCTTTGGGCTTTTTTGTTTGTAAAAGGAGGAAAAATGGCAGGTGGAACGCCACTAGGACAAATGTATATAGAACTAGGGCTGGACGTGTCAAAGTTCAATCCTAGCTTAACAAGTGCAAAGAACGCTGTGAAGTATTTCCAAAATAATGTCAAAGCGCTCGATAGCACATTGAAAAACAATGGTAAGAGTACAGAACTCCTAAAAGCAAAATATAAGTCTTTAGGACAGGCCATTGAAGCGCAAAAAAAAGTACTCGATCAGATGAAGCAGAACTTCGATAAACTTGATCCTGGATCTGCTAAATTTGACAAAGCCGCTGCTGATATTGAGCGAGAAAATGCAAAATTATCAGCAATGGAAGGACAACTCTACAAAGTAGAGCAAGCCTTGAAAGCTGTTGGACGTGAAAATAGCTTTTCAGGTAAAATGGAAGCCCTTGGGAAGAATTTGGTTAAAAGTGGAGACAATATCCAAAAATTTGGAAAAAATGTCTCTGACTTTGGAGGGACACTAACCAAAGGAGTAACAGCTCCATTGATTGCAAGTGCTGGATTTGCCTTAAAAGCTGCAATCGACTATGAAACTGCATTTGCAGGAGTCAAAAAGACTGTAGATGGAACACCGCAACAGTTCGATAAACTATCTGCTAGTATTCGTGAGATGGCAAAAGAAATGCCATCAAGTGCAGTTGAAATTGCAAACGTTGCGGAAGCAGCTGGACAATTAGGGGTACCAATTGGAGCAATCAAGGACTTTTCTAAGACCATGATCAATCTTGGTGTCTCTACAAACTTAAGTTCTGAAGAAGCAGCATCATCAATTGCTAAAATCGGGAATATCATGCAAGTTTCTGGGAAAGATCTGGGTACCTGGTCTGCGCATTTTGGATCAGCAGTAGTAGATCTTGGCAACCATTTTGCCACAACAGAGCGTGATATTGTCGAAATGACCAACCGTTTGGCAGCAGGCGGTAAGCTAGCTGGTTTGACTACACCAGAAATTCTTGGTCTTGCGACTGCGATGAGTAGTGTAGGTATCGAAGCAGAAGCAGGGGGAACTGCGATGAACCAGACCCTTACTGGTATCGGTAAGGCAGTAGCTGGTGTTGGTAAAGGTGCGAAAGAGAAATTAGAAGTGATCGCACAAACTGCAGGAATGACGGCAGAGCAATTCTCTACAGCTTGGAAACAAAAACCAGCAGATGCATTGCAAGCCTTTATTAAAGGTCTACAACGTGCACACGATGAAGGCAAGAATATGGACGGTATTCTTGATGAACTTGGAATGACAGGTATTCGTCAAGGTAATATGCTGAAATCTCTTGCATCTGCATCGGATAAGATGGGAGACGCTGTCCGTAGGTCAAATAGTGCGTGGAAAGAAAATACAGCTCTCACAAACGAAGCTAAGAAACGTTACGAGACAACAGAATCCCAGTTGAAGATCTTTAAGAACCAGGTGACTGATCTGGCAATTGAATTTGGTGGTCCATTGTTAAAAGCTATGAATTCAGGTTTGCAGGCTGTGAAACCATGGATTTCAAAACTGGCTGACATGGCCAAGGCTTTTAGTGAAATGAGCGAGTCTCAACAGCAAAATATCATTAAATGGGGATTGCTTGCAGCAGGCGCAGGTCCAGCCTTATCAATCCTTGGCAAAGGTATCGGAGTTATCGGAGGAATCACTAAAGGTATCGGCTTCCTCACTCAAGGTATTGGTAAAGTCGGTGGTGGGCTTTCTGTATTAGGCAAGACATTCCAACTATTTAAACAAGGTAGCAGTCTTTCTTCTGCATTTAAAACTGCAACAACCGGAATCACTGCAACTAGCACTGCTGCAGAAGGTGCAGTAGCTTCTACTGGTCTATTAGCAAAAGGGATCGCACTGCTTGGGAACCCTGTCACCTGGGGAGTCCTAATAGGCGGTGTTGCTGTTGGTGTGATTGCTACAGTAGCAAAAGAAATGGCAGACGCAAACGAACGCACTCAAACGTGGGGTACAAGCGTAAGCAAGCTACAAGACCAAGAATTATCACGGTTAAAATCCAAAGTCGATGAAGTGCATCAAGCTACCGTAGGCTTTGGGCAAGGTGGCGCACAAGCGGTTGAAAATGTACGTAAGAGTGTGCAAGGGCTTGCCGATGATATCCAGAAAGCGATTGACAAAGACCTTGAGAAAACTCTTAAAGGGCTTGAAAAGGTTGGTGCGAATGAAACAATCCAAAAACGTGCTGTAGCGCAAGCAGAACAGCAAAAGAAAAACATCCAGTCGATGACAGATGAGATTGTACAGATTTATCAAAATGCATCTGACCAACACAGAAAGATTACTCGCGAAGAACAAGCGATTATTTCTGACTACGAAAATCAATTTATTGATAAGCAATTGTCATTGCAGAAGTATTCTGCCGACGAACGTACCGCAATTGTGAAAGCCATGAATGGCCAGATCAGTGATCTGAATGAAACGCAGTTACGTAAAGGTACAGGAGTCGTAGCTAAATGGCTCAAAGAGGAACAGAAACTCTACGATGAGCAAGTGACTGCATTGAAAGATGCTCACGAAAAGGGAATTTATAGCCAGTCCGAATACAATAAGGAAATGGAAAAATTAAATGCCCAACACAAGACCAAAATGGAAGCCTATGGCCGTGAGTATGCAGAACTTCAAAAAGAGTGGAGTAAGAAAGTACCTCTTAACTTCGGTAACGATGAACAACGTAAGATGTACTTTGACCAGATGCGCAAGGATTGGGCAGAGCTTGGACTTGATTATGACAAGATGATGGCCAAGGCAGACCAATTTGCTGACATCGTAGGTCGTTCATCTGGTATGGTCGCTAAAAGCGTACAAAATATGTCGCAGGAGACCAAAGATGCTAACAACCTATGGAATGGATTGGTATTTGATCCTAAGACTGGGCAAGTCAAAACCAATGCACAAGAGGAAGTAACTAAAGCACTCCAAGCCGAAAATGGCTGGGAGAATATGCAGTTTATCCTCAAGCACGCAAACCTTGAGACTAACGCTAAGATGACGATCGGACAAGCGCTGGTTGAGGTTGGTAAGTGGGATAGTTTAACCCCACAAGAAAAAGAACTTGTGGTCGGCAACAATCAAGGTATGCAAGCCATCCTTGATAATAAAACATTGTTAGAACAATACAATGCTATGCCAGCGGAAGTTAAAGAACTCTTAATGAAGAATACTGACTTCTTATCATCTGGTGAACGTGCTACTGCGATCATTGAACGCTGGAACACACTCACACCAGAGCAGAAAGAACTGATCTTAAAGGACGCTGCTAGCGATAAGGCTGAACGTGTACGGCTTGCAGTTGACTCTTTAACTGGTATGGCTCACGTAGTCAATTTAGATGCAGAAGATAAGACCAAGAGTGCTATTGCTAGTGCGGTGTCTGGTATTTTAACACTACCTACCGACCACAAGACTGATCTGATCGCAACACCAGACGGTGTGACACTTGGAACTAACCAAGCAATGGGCGCTTTAGGATTGTATAACGGATTTGCTGTACCTACGAAACAAATCACTGCTGATCCAAATAATGCAACTAATGCAGCTGGCCAAGCAATTGCCAAACAGCTAGAGTGGAATAATACTCCATCACCAGTCAAGAAACAGTTAGGTGATCCAACGGGTGCTATTACTGCAGCAAAACAAGCTGTCGAAAATCAAAACGCTTGGAACGCTACACCAAGCCCAACTAAGCCTATAACAGGCGATAGCACTAGTGCGGTTAATGCTGCGAACAGTGCTACCAATGCTATCAATGGCATCCCAACAAGTCACCACACGACTATCACAGCTACAGAAGTAGTAAATAAAGTAGTTAACTCATTCTCCCGTGTTTTTGGATCAAGACACGAAAAAGGTACGAACTTCCACGAAGGTGGACTCGCAATGGTCAATGACCAGCGGAATGCGGTCTATAAAGAAATGGTAACTTTACCAGATGGAAGCTCGTTTATACCAGATGGACGGGATGTTGTCCTCAACCTGCCTCGTGGATCAAAAGTATTGCGAGCTGATAGAACTAAGCGACTGATGAAAAATCTTGGCTTCCCAAGATATGCAACAGGGGTCGGAATTCCGGAAGATGCCAAATTCTTGCGAGAAATGAAAAATGCAAGCCAGCAATTTTTATTTAAAGAAACATCCACAGGAAACAGCTACACTGGTGAAAATATCGTTGCTGAGATCGCAATTCTGAGAGCAAGTTTAGAAAAGATCCTTACTGCTATCCTTGAAAAACCGTCAGAAACCTATCTGGACGGTGATGTTTTAGCACAAAACAGCTATCAAAGATATTCTAAAATCATGGCTAGGGAGGGAATCTAATGTTTAACATGATTATAAATGGATTTGACACTGGATCAATCCCAAACTGCTATGTGACGGATTTCGGAGAAGACCAGACGGCCACACCAAGGGTCGAATCAAATACAATTTACGGAGCTAACGGAGATTACAATCTTTATGATGGAGCTTATGACGGGTACGATAAGACAGTAAGTCTATACGTTGTCAAAACAAGCGAAATCGAAATGATTGTCAATCAATTCAAACCAGAGGAAAATAAAATAGAGTTTAGTCACCGACCAGGCTCTATTTTTTATGCCGATTTTCAAAGCGCATCATTTAAGCAAAATGGTTTGCATGCGTGGACTTTAGAAATCAAGTTAAAGATGCATCCATTCCGCTACTTAAATAATGATGCCGTAGTCACTTTGACAGGTAACGGCACAGTAAACAATCCAGGAACGGTATATTCTGAACCAGTTATCACAATCGAAGGAAATGGGGATGTCTCACTGACCATCGGGAAACAAACCATGCAACTCACGATTGATACAAAAGCAACGATTGACTGCCGTCACAAGAAGCAAAATGTCTATGACAAAAATGGAAATCTGAAAAATACATTGAGAAAAAGAGGTGGTTTCTTCGAAATTGCTCCAGGTACATCCGGTATTGCAGTTTCAGGTACCGTCTCAAAAATCACAATCAAAGGGAATTGGAGGTATAAAGTATGATCTATCTGCAAGAGGGAAATTTTCCTCTTAATGAAGCTTTTAGCTCTGAAATTGTCCAAGAAGCTAACAGCACCTATCAGCTTACCTTTAAATTTCCAACCTCAGACCCCAAATGGGCATTGTTAACTCCAGAAACAGAATTAGTTGCTGATGATTTGCATGGAGAGCAGTACTTTACTATCTTTGAAGTCGAAAAGCAACATGGATATGTCACTGTATATGCCAATCAAGTAGCAACATTACTTAATGGATATTCCATCAACAAGATCAATGTCGATCGAGTGAATGGAGCAACTGTGATGAATGCGCTTGTTGCCGGATTTAAACGAGAAACACCATTCACATTTTTTTCCGATGTGATGTCAAAACACACCCTCAATCTTAAAGATATCTCAGCGATGGAAGCCTTGGCCAAAGACAAGCATTCCATCGTTGGGCAGTGGGGTGGAGATCTTGTCCGGGATAAGTACAGTGTCCGATTGCTAGAAAATGGTGGAATCGAAAACGAATCATTGTTTGCCTACAAGAAAAATATGAAGTCGTTTCAAGAATCGAAATCCACTAAAGAGTTGAGAACACGGATCCATTTTAAAAAGGTCATCGAAGCGCACGAGGAAGGAAAGAAAGATCAGATCCTAACCGTGACCATTGATAGCCCACTGATTAATAAATACAAGCATATCTACGAAGCAGATATGGAAGTACAAGATCAGGATGTAGTGGATCAAAAAACGCTTGAAGAATACGGCAAGCGCTATTTCCGTGAAACTCTGTGTGACATGATCGAAGAAAGCCTTGAAATTGATGTTGTAGGCCAGGCAGATCAACCAGTACACATGTTTGATATCGTGAGCATCTTTCACGAGGGCTACGATGTCGATTTGCGAAAAAAGATCACGAAATACAAGTTTAATCCAATGAGCATCAAACTTGTCAGCATCGGATTTGGTGAAGTTGCTAGAAGTTTAGCAGACTCTATTTCGGGAATGGTCAACGATTCCGTTGATAAGAAAATGAAGTCTTATGATGCAGAATATGAAGCGAAAGTGCAGAAGCTCGTAGATAATGCTAATGCTGAGTATGACAAGCAAGCAAAAGAGCTGGAACATAAAATCACAGATGGCATTGAGCAAGCAAAAGCACAAGCTGAAGTAGTCAAGCAGGAAATTTCGGCTCAAGTAACCGACAAAATCAATGCAGCAAACCAGGCTAACAAAAATGAAATTGTGGAAGAGTTTAAAGCCCAATACAATGGCATTGAAGTCAAGATGAAAGGATTGAAAGCTACAACTGACCAATTAAAGACCAGTGATGCCGATATCCAGAAACTGATCAATGATTTCAAAGGACAGACACAAAGCCAATTTGCTGGAATCCAAGGCGCACAATCACGGTTTGAACAGACCACAGAAAAAGCCATCTCTGACCTGACCAATGTTACGACTGGCAAAGCGGATCGCTCTTATGTTGAGCAGACAGTGAATGGTATCAAAGAAGAATTCACAAGTCTGAAAGTAGGTTCAAGGAACTATGCTGAAGACTATGATTTTACTCGTGGTCTGTGGTTTTTTGCTCATGGAGATTCAAGTGATTCAACTGGCACAGCAGAAAATGGTGTCTATACCATTTCAGGTAGTACAAACACTTGGAAGCAAGCACAGTTATTCTCTAGCACTGCACCAAGCTGGGCAACTTCAAAAACAACCGCTCTGGACTATCTTGAGAAAGGCGAGCCTTACGCTGTTTCTTTTTATGCTAAAAGGAATAGCGGTTCAGGAACAATGTGGGCTACATTGCGTGAGAATCGCAAATCTGGAGGCAATCGAGAAAGAATCTATGCTCAATTTCAATTAACAGATGACTGGCAGTTGTACAAGGTTTCTGTCCCTGCACTAGAAAAAAGCGATGAGTTTGATTTTTGGCGCATCATTATCGGCTATAGTGAAGCAGGTTCAATTTCGTTTAAAAAGGTAGAAGTCACACAAAGCACTACCAGAACAGATGCAGGGCCAGCCCCAGAAGATCAAAAATATCTAGTAGAGCAAGCGAAAGCTACTTTTGAGAGAACAGTTCAAGGTCTCTCTACTCAATTAACTAAATTAGAGACAAAAACTGGCCCAAATGGTGAACTTGAACAACGCATGCTGACCTATTCTGAGAAAGCTGCTGTAGACGCTGTAAAAGCAACAAGGCAGATCATAGAACAAGGTTATGTTGCCAAATCTCAATACACTGAGGATGTAGCTGGCATTAATAGAAAATTTGAAAGTATTTCAACATCAACTGACTCTAAAATCAGTTCAAAACTCGCTGAGTTTAAACAAGGTATTGATGGGCAATTTTCAACATTTTCTACTGAATTTGGAATGAGGCTATCCAGTCAAAACTCTGTACTCAATGACAAGTTAGACGATTTCAAGGATAGTATCAACGGGCGCTTTGCTAACTATCAACAAACAGTCAACGGTCAAATATCAACAATCATCAGTCAGTTTGATGGAGTTCTGAAAAAAACGGACATCAACATAACAGATGGTCAGATCTCATTCGGCACAGGTAAGACCATCAATGGAAGGACCATCAGCTCATTGCTGGTGCAAGAACCAGAAGCCATTGCCTTAATTGCAAAATTGATCAAGGTAAAAGGTGACATGGTAGTTGATGGATCTATCATAAGCAGGCATTTGGCATCTCAAAGTGTTCAAACAGGACACATGGAAGCTGGCTCTGTCACAACTCAGATTCTCGCTTCAAATGCGGTTACTGCTGATAAGCTACTAGTTGATTCTGCAATGATCAACAAGCTTGTAACTAATCAAGCGTTTATCAGAGAATTAATGGCCCAAAAAGCCTTCATCACGCAACTCGCTTCGGTTGATTTTTCTGCAGAGCGAATTAAAGGTGGAAGACTCGAATCAAATACTAGAGCCCTGGTATTTGATTTAGATAAAAGTGCCATGAATATGTTAACTGACACAGCAGTTATTAGGCGAGTTTTCAACAACTTCCCTACTCAGTTTATTAGATATGGAACGCATATCGAAAACGGAAACAGATTTTCAAAAACCATCATCGGGTCAAATCGTGATGGTACGGAAAATAGTGGGAACAGGACATTTAGTGGTATTGAAATCTACAACAGCACGAATGAAGACGTTGAAGATTATACTAAGTTTTATGCAGACAAGCTGTACTTGCAACACAGTGAATACAAACAAGGTTGGATCATCCAAAATGCTGGTAAACCAAGAATTGCACCACTAAACGGCACAACATACTCTGAAATGATTGCATCTGATTTTAGAATGATCTACACAGCAGACGGCAATCATCGAAGTGTTGGAACTTATTTATGGGATCTGCTCACATGTTTTGGAATCCTACAAAAATATGGCTGGGATCTCAAAAACAGTGCTGCTCAAAGACACATCGGTGGTGTCCTCTCAAAATATAACTACAGATAGGAGCTATAATGAACGAAAATAATTATGTAGCAATCATCACGGAACTGGCAAATCAACTAGCTAGTAAGTCAATCAATGAGGCTGAATTTAAGGTTCGTCTCACTGAGTCTCAGCAACTAGTAGCTCAACTTGCACAAGAAGTTGAAAGCTATCGCTCTGTCCTAGAGTCCGATAAGGACTTGAAGGATCTTTTTGAAGAAATTAAGAATAAAAACGAGGTAACTAAATAATGGATTATAAAGTACAATTTAAATCATATGATGCAGTAGCTAATACGACCAAGGTAGCAATCAAGCAAGACTTCCCATATCGAGTATTTGAGGAAATTTTGCCAACAAATCGTATGACCGAAGATGATGCGACACTGGTTGAAGCAGTATTGAACATCGTGCGCATGGAATTGGACACATCTGGTGCGGTTGTGACCATCAAGAAAGAACTTGATAAGGCAGTAGAAGCCAACAAAGATGCCATTGCTAAAATCCAAGAATTGACCAAGGAAAAAGAAGAGATGGCTCAACAAATCCAAAGTGTCAAATCAGTGGCTGATTGGTCAGTTCTCGCTCGTGTAACAGATACAGACAATCCAATTGATCCAACTCTGTATGCTCGTGGATTGGAATTGGTAGAAACTGGCCAAGTTGGCAAAGAATACAAGGCGCACGATATCTTTGTTGTTAATAATCCAAATCACATCGCTAAATATGGCGAAGGCACTCGTGTGCTTGTGCAAGTCAACTCCGATTTCACTTATAGCGGAGAATCCGTAGAAGAGCTTGAAGGTAAATTGTCGCAAGATGGAAAACTTGCAGTCTGGAAATGGGAACTTCCAAAGGAAAACAAACCAGCACAACCAAGCGGAGATCTTGAAACTCAACCAGTAGCCACAGCTACACCACAGCCAGTACTTTAATCAGAAAGGGGCGTGATCTATGATCCACTTCACACCGGAGGACATCAGCATGATCATTGGATTTGTCGGTGTCCTCCTTGGAATTTACGGTAATTTTAAAGGAAGTGTCGTGGCGCAAGAAAAACGCATGGTCGTGATCGAAAAAGACATCGAAAATATGCGTGACTTTCGTTTGACAGCGGTCAGACGACTTGACAACCACGATGAACAAAATAAGTCTCTATTGATCCTCGCAGAGCAGGTCAAAGCCTTGAGCGAGGATATGAAAGAGCTTAAAGCACTCATTCAAAACAAAAATAATTAATAAGAGGTAACACTATGAAAATCAACTGGAATGTACGTTTGAAAAATAAAAACTTTTGGCTTGCTCTCGTGCCAGCCTTAGCCTTGCTATTCCAAGCATTTGCCGATATCTTTGGCATCAAATTGGAGTTTGGCCAAACGATTGATAAAGTCCTTGTATTTATCAATGTACTGTTTGCGTTCTTTGTCTTGGTCGGAGTCGTCAACGACCCTACTACCGCTGGGTTAAGCGATTCAGAGCGTGCGCTTGGATATGAAGAACCTAATCAAGATTAATAAAAAGGAGGCGGTCTTTTGACTACTCAAAGACAATTACTAGATACGCTAGACAGCGTAGTCAATCAGCGTCTAACTGTCCCCACGAACCCGTATGGAGGTCAATGTGTCGCTGCGGTTGATAACATCCTACAGTATCAAGGATTGTACAACCTCAATTTCAGCTATTTAAACGCTATAGACGCTCTGGACAGAGCTTCTATTTTAGGACTTAAGGTTACATATTTCAACGGCTCTAATAACCCTCCCGTCGGTTCTGTATTCGTTTCTGACTGCTCCCCATATCATCAGTTTGGGCATATTGGCTTTGTAGTGGCAGAACACGCAGATGGAACGATTACAACCATTGAGCAAAACATAGACGGTAATGCTGATGCTTTGTACAATGGCGGATGGGTTCGCAGAGTCCGTAGAAACTTATCAAGTGACGGAACGTTTAGTTATATTGATTGGAATGCGCCAAGTCAGCGCATGATCGGTTGGTTTGAGTTGCCATTTGCACCCGAACCAACAGCACCACAACAACAAGAAAACACAGAGAAAAGAGGAAAAGAAACAATGTTAGTTATGCGAAGTCATTCAGGAAAACAAGGATATTTTGGAGTCGTAGGAGATACGGTATTTGGTATCGGGCATATCGAAACAGTACAAAGCCTAATTAATGCAGGCGCTGCAGAAATCAGCATCCATGATGACGACTTCAACCGAATCGTTGGTCAACTCAATAGCGACTTGAAGATCCTTGGAAGCATTGAAAAAAATACCAACTCATAATTTATTATTGTTAAGGAGGTAGAAAATTGAGATTAAACTCTACCAATCTAAAGCAATTTGAAGGTGGCGCTATTGTTAAACAAGGGGATAGCGCCTCTTTGTTTGGCTATGAGCTACTGGACGAAAACATGCGTCCAATTAGTGATCTAAATGGCAAAAATGCCACAATCAGGATCTTTAATCAAAAAGGCAAGGCCACATTTGAAAGTACAGTGGATAAATCCAAAGTTACTTTTAAAATCGAAAAGGCATTGCCAATTGGATCATATCTCGTTGAAGTCGTTTGCGATGGATACATTTTTCCGAGTGATCGAAGCACTAGGCTTGAAGTCACGAAATCTGCAGAAGAATTTACAACAGAGGAAATCTTAACACTTATGAAGAATGATGTTAAAGCTGAAATTGACAAGTATATCGCTGAACATCCAAACGGAACACAGACGGAAGAACTGCCAGACCTAACTGTACTATACAATCTTGCTAAAATTTAGAGAGGAAAAATTATGACTTTAAATACTGAAAAATTAACATCATTTGCTCAAGCTGTCGGTAGCGACATCAAGGAAATTAAAACCACACTTGCAAGCAAAGCTGACAAGTCAGAACTTGGACAAGCTGGAATCACACAACAACAACTAGACACGGCTATCGCTGGTGTCAAGACTGCCATTTTAGGCGATGGAGTACCAGAAGAATTAGATACTCTCAAAGAGATCGCTGACCGTATCGCAAATGGTGCAGGATCAGCAGACCAAGCTATTGTGTCTAAAATGACAGAGCTTGGCCAAAAATTCACCGACCTTGAAAATACTGACTTCGTACAAATCTATACAACGGCTAAAAATACCCTCTAAGGAGGTGCTGAATGGATAAATTAAAAAAAGCTATAGAATCCATTGGTCGTGATATTGGGGCGCTTCAAGCCAACCAAGGCGGAGCGTTACAGACTACCAAAGCTTACGAGTTATTTCCGACTTATGCGACATTACAAGCACAGATGACCACCAACATCAAAGAGAAGCACGTAGACCTTGGACTTGATGCACTGATTGACACCAAACTAGCAAACGGCGGTGATCCGTTTGTCACACGCTCAAAATTGCCAACGATTGACACAAGCCAACTTGCGTCAAAAAACGATTTGGAAGAGTTGAAGCGTTCAGTCGGTTCTGGAAGTGGTACAGGCACGGAATTGAAAGGCCAAGGCTTCCCGTACAATCTTAACGCTGACATCGGTACAATTTATACCGATACCACGGCTAAGAACGGAGCAGTGAAGTGGATCAAGAAAACTGCCGGAACTGGCTCTAACGCTTGGTCGGTATTGTTTGGTGATGTCAAATTTAAACCAAGAAACATCAACTCAAATCAAACTAATGCATACGTGGAGTTCAGACGTGTAAATTCCACGGTAGAGGTCGGCTTCGGTGGTCTATCGTGGGGTTGGTTTGGGATCGTGAGACGAGGTGCGCCCAACTACGTTCCGCAAGGTTCAGACAGAGAGCGAAACGTGGTTATCTTAAACGTTCAAGGAATCCCAGTCGGTTTTCGTGCCACTAGCTCAAAACTTGGTATTATGACAAATGACAAGGGGAAACGTTTGGGAACATTTTATTTAGGCGGGCCGGGTGACGGCAACCAGCTACGCTTACAATTCGATGATCCCGTACCTACTGATAGAGATATCGGAGATTTACGATTTACTAATATGTCGTATACCACAGATGACCCGTGGCCAGAGACTATATAATAAGACACACACCCTCCCAATTCGGGAGGGCTTTTTTTATTTTCTGTTTTAATAGACATTTTAAAAATTGTCCGTTGTAACCTCAATCGAATGACTATGTTTTTTTTTGATTCTGTGCTATAAGCAATGGGTCTTTACATCAAAAAAGTGATGATTAAATAACCATCACTTTTTGTTTTTTAACTGATTGGCGTATTCTGTCATTTTAATTGCGTGTTTCAAACGCATATTCATAATATCAGAAATACCATTCTTATATTTGTCTACTGCTTGGGTGGATAATCCACAATTTTTACTAATAGAATAGGCTGTGGCATTTTCTAGCAGCCATTTAATAGCATTGATATCAACTAACATATTTACCTCACAAAAAACCAAATGATCACTACGATCAACAGAAGCCCTAAAATAAACTCAAGTTTTTCTCTAGCTGTGGTTTTTTTAACATTAAATTTTACTTTCATCACGATACCTGTTATAATTAAAGCAAGCCCCACCAAGGGGCGGATAGTGATTGCTCACTATCCGAATTCGATGTGCCACTCAATGCTTATGATGAACAAGTTGATTTTGACTACTAGCTTATTCGTCTTAGCTTTGATTGGCTTTTTTCTTCGCCTTAACATTTATTTTTCCTTTCTTTAGTTTCCTTGTCTAAGGTTTCCTCCTTAACCTTATGTATATATTATACAACTAAAGTTGTATTAAATAAAGAGATTTTACTAACTTTTTTAAAAAAAATAAAAGATTTTTTCCCATTAAATAGCTTCATTCTATATCTCTTTTATAATTAAGCTTGAACTTTCTTGGAACCTATGCTAAACTAGTAATACAAATGATGAGCCGTGAAAGTTTTAGAAGTCAGTACCTAAAACAGACCCTAAAACCTAAAAACAGCTATATAATTGAGTTTTAGAAACTCCCACCGGCTCCATATATAGTTTTGGAAGATTACTCAAGAGGCTTAAGAGGCCGTGTTGGAAACGCGGTAGGCGTGTAATAGCGTGCGTGGGTTCGAATCCCATGTCTTCCGTTGTTGAGACATCATTGTGTAGCAGTGGTGTTTTTTTGTACAAAAAGGAGTGACCAAAGGAGGCACCAAAATAGACAATGCAGAAAGGAGAAAAAGTGATTACACAGCTAGATACCAAATCAGTCTATACCTTTATGGAAAGTCTTGTGACCATAAAAGACTATGTCCAAGTGGCTAAAAGCATGGGGTATGGCGCATTGGGAATCATGGATGTAGATAATTTGTATGGTGCTTATGAATTTATCGAAGCCTGTCAGGCCCACAACCTCAGCCCCTTGGTCGGTTTAGAAATTGGACTAAAAGTAGACAATGAAACAATTCCGTTTCGGATGATCGCCCTGTCAACGAAAGGCTACCAGAATCTGATGAAGATGTCGACCGTCAAAATGATGGGGAAGAGCAATTGGGAGGATGTAAAGCACCTTACAGAAGGAGTAGCGGTCATTGTCCCAGCGCCTTTTGCTAGTGAAGACATACCGCTTGGTCTAGATTACTTCATCGGAGTTTTTGCCGATACGCCGGACCAAGAGTTTAGCCACCCTGTGCTTCCTCTTCATACTGTGCGTTTTTTTGAGGCGGAAGATATGGAAGCCATGCAGATGCTCGCGGCCATCAAGGACAATCAAAGCTTGACAGAAACAGGACAAATTGATCCTAGAACTGTCCTAAAAACTCCTCAGGAGTTACAGAATGATTTTGCTGAGCGATTTCCTCAAGCCATCACAAATCTTGAAAAACTTGTCCAAGGGATTCAATACGACATTGATACTCAGTTGAAATTGCCTCGCTTCAATCCTCAGAAACCAGCTGTTGAGGAATTGAGAGAATTAGCCCAAGCCGGTCTTCTTCGAAAGAACTTGACTAGTCCGGTCTATCAAGAACGTTTGGAGCATGAATTAGACATAATTCACCAAATGGGCTTTGATGATTATTTCTTGATTGTCTGGGATCTTCTTCGTTTCGGACGAAGTCAGGGATATTATATGGGAATGGGGCGTGGGTCTGCTGTAGGCTCACTGGTAGCTTATACCCTGGAGATTACAGGGATTGATCCAGTGGAGAAGAACCTTCTGTTTGAGCGCTTTTTAAATGTGGAGCGCTATACCATGCCGGATATTGATATTGATATTCCTGATATCTATCGTCCAGAATTTATCCGTTATGTGAGAGACCGTTATGGGAGTTACCATGCGGCTCAGATCGTGACCTTTTCAACCTTTGGGGCCAAACAAGCCATTCGAGATGTCTTCAAACGTTTTGGGGTACCAGAGTACGAATTGACCTCTATTACCAAGCGGATTGGTTTTAGGGATACACTGACGACTGCTTATGAACAGAATCTAGCTTTTCGACAAGTGATTCATAGCCGAGCAGAATTTGAGCGTGGCTTTGAAATTGCTAAAAGAATTGAAGGCCAACCAAGACAGACCTCTATCCATGCGGCTGGGGTTGTGATGAGTGACCAGGATTTGACGGATCACATTCCTCTCAAGTATGGAGAAGACATGTTTGTCACCCAGTATGATGCCCATGCGGTTGAAGCCAATGGTCTGTTGAAGATGGACTTTTTGGGTCTGCGAAATTTAACCTTTGTTCAGAAAATGAAGGAAGCCGTCTATGAAAAGTACCAAGAAGAGATCGTGATTGAAGCCATTGATTTAGAAGATCCAGAAACCTTGGCCTTGTTTGCTGCAGGGGATACCAAGGGGATTTTCCAATTTGAACAGGCTGGAGCCATTCGCCTCTTGAGACGAGTGAGACCCAATCATTTCGAAGAAGTGGTAGCGACCACCTCTCTCAATCGTCCAGGAGCTAGTGATTACATTGACAATTTCGTCAAAAGAAAGCACGGCCAAGAAAAAGTTGAGATTTTAGATCCAGCTATTGAAGAAATCTTAAGGCCCACTTATGGGATCATGCTCTACCAAGAGCAGGTCATGCAGGTTGCCCAGCGTTTTGCAGGCTTTAGTCTAGGGAAAGCCGATATTTTACGTCGGGCTATGGGCAAAAAAAATGCAGCTGAAATGCATCAGATGGAAGACGATTTTGTCGCAGGTGCTCTTAAACTTGGGCATACGGAAGAAAAAGCTAAAGAGGTCTTTGCAATCATGGAAAAATTCGCAGGCTATGGGTTTAACCGTTCCCATGCCTATGCCTATTCTGCCTTGGCCTTTCAGATGGCCTATTTCAAGGTCCATTATCCAGATGTTTTCTTTGATGTTATGCTCAATTATTCGAGCAGCGATTATCTGACAGATGCTCTCCAGTTTGATTTTAAAGTCGCGCCATTATCCATCAACACCATCCCTTACAGAGATAAGTTCCAGGATCGAAAAATCTACTTGGGAATGAAAAATATCAAGGGACTCCCGAGAGATTTAGCGTATTGGATCATTGACAATCGTCCCTTTGAAAGTGTCGAAGATTTTATTTTACGACTCCCCAATCAGTATCATAAATTGCCTTTGTTAACACCTTTAGTGGAGCTTGGATTGTTTGATATTTTTGAAAAAAATAGGCGCAAGGTGCTTCACAATTTGCCGAATTTGTTTGTCTTTGCCGATGAGCTAGGTAGTTTATTTGCAGATTCTAACTATTCCTGGACAGAAGCAGAAGACTTTAGCCAGGCTGAAAAATATGAGAAGGAAGAGGCCATTATTGGTGTCGGGCTCAGTACTCACCCATTGGTTGCGATTGGGCAAACGAGTCCCTATGAGATCCAACCAATTTCTCAACTCATACAAGGAGAGCAGGCACGCATTCTCATTGAGGTACAAAGCATTCGAACCATTCGAACCAAGTCAGGTGATCTCATGGCTTTCTTACAAGTCAGTGATACCAAGAAAAAATTGGATGTGACACTTTTCCCTGAAACCTACAATCGATTTTCCTCCTTGATAAAAGAAGGTGGCTTTTATTACTTGACAGGGAAGATACAAGAGCGTGATGGGCGCTTGCAGATGATTCTAGCAGAGGCGCAACTAGCGACCAATGAAAAGTTCTGGATCCAGTTGCTCGATCATCGTCAGGATAAAACGATTCTTTCTATCTTGAAAAAATATCCGGGCCCATATCCTGTGATATTACGCTATGAAGACGAGAAAAAAACTCTTCAATTGAGGGGCTATACAGTCCAGAAAAACAAAGAATTGGAAGATGAACTAAAGAATCTCGTTATGAAAACGATTTATCGGTAAAAACTGCGAAAAATACGAGAATTTTAGTCTTCTTTGTGTTATAATTACGTAGAATGTAAAAGAAAAAAAGGAGCAAACAACGAA